TACTACTTCCACCGAACCTGGATCAGACTTTTTTAACCATTTAGAAAATCTCTTTCTAGGTCTGATACTATTTATAAGAAAATGATATTGAAGCTTGTTATCAAGGTGGTGATAGCGGTTCATCTCATTAGCATATAAAACGGTGTCGTTAAAGTAGGATAGCCCACGATTAATCATGTAAGGGCTATAGCCTTTCTCAGATGCATCATCTACCATTATATCTTTCTTGGTAGAGTTAATGCTGTTAAGGTAGTCAAAGGGATTCATTATGAGAACTCCACGCTGGCCATTAGTTCTACCATGCAGGCAACGATATTAAGCTCGTGATCTGCAACGAAAGCATTCTTATATTGGTAGTCAGCAAGGATAAGAACGGTTTGTGGTATAGAAGAGGGACTAACGTAAGCATTAAGGTTATCATATATCTGGCGAAAGATAGCTGCAGGCTCTGTATCGATATTGTCCACTACCCACTTACGCATACCCTTGAAGTCTTTTGACTTAAGGTAAGATATAAGAACTTTAACATTGTCTTCGGTTAGGTTAACAAGTAAGCCTGAGTCGATCGTACCAGATACAGAATAGCGTTGCAGTTCGTTCAAGACCCTGCGGAAGTCTGGGAAGTATTTCTCTACAAGTGTTGCAACAACTTTTTGGTCAAACGTAACATTTTCTTTTTTTAGGATATCGATAACCCGACCAAAGAAGCCAGCAGCAATAGCAGGCTTTTCTCCGTTAGGAATAGAGAATTCGTAGACAGAGCATCGAGAGTGGAGAGGCTCAATAATTCGATTCTTGAAGTTGCAGGTTAGAATGAAACGACAATTATTAGAAAACTCTTCGATGAACCCACGGAGAGCGGGTTGCGTAGATTGCGGATTAAGGTAGTCTGCTTCGTCGATGATAACAACTTTGTAGCCTCCTTGAAGAGAGACTGTAGAAGCAAAGTGCTTAATCTTGTTTCGGAGTGTATCGATGTTACCCTCCTCTGAACCGTTAACGACAATATAGTCTAGGTCCAGTTCTTTACACAGAGCTTTAGCAACTGTGGTCTTACCAACGCCTGCAGTACCAGTGAATAGCATATTAGGCAATTCCCCAGTAGAGACTAGGGTGTTGAATGTGCTCTTAAGCCCATCTGGGAGAACACATTCAGACACCTTAGACGGTCTGTACTTTTCACACCATAGAAAATCTTTACTCATAACGAACTCCATAACAAAGGTATATTATATCACATTTTAACAAGAAAGTAAAAGACTATGTGGTAGTAGTAACTGATTCGTAGAGTTCCTCCATTTCTTCTACTTCGCTCTGGAACTGGGCAAAGGTTTGCTTATGGTACATAACAGCAAGCTTATTAATATACTTTTTATCAATACCTACCTCATCAGAAAGATCACCCACAATATTTTTTTGTAGATCTTTTTCTGCTTCAGCACGAGTTGCTGAGTTAGACCATTCCTTAATAGCATTTAGAATCTTGGTACGATCCGCTGGATTATTCACTACCATTTGCATCACCTTCTTCAATTGATGGGACTTCATCAGATTCTGTAACGCTCTCTGATTCCTGCGCTTGTTTAATAAATCTTGCGAACTTGTCATATACATTTCCTACAAAGGATAACTCATTAGCCTTAAAGGCTCCACGTTCTGTTGAGGTGTTAATAACTCTCAACACATTCATTAGGTCGTCGACTGATAGACCATCTTCTTGCTCTGACATATTACCCTCCAAAGGTTGATTTCTTTTCTAGAGCTACCCAGTATTGGGTGTTATTGTTTTTAGCCGTAAAGCTAGATAGTAGTTTAGACGAGATACAAACATCGTAGTCATCGTTAACAAACTTAAAGTTGCCAATGTTAAAGACGAGGTTACACGCTACGCCAGCGGCCGAACAATTAGGAACATCTACTTCGTAGGTATTAGAGGTAGCATCTTCTGTATCTGTAACAACTAGTTTTGGTGGTTCGTCTGGATTAATACGAACAACAAGATCCGTTACTCCAAGAGCAGATGAAGCCTTTCGAATATCTGCCATGTCCGTAGCGGTAAGTGTAAAGGTTACTTCGCACGGTGGCATAGTAATATCTTTAGTCGGGGTTGTTAGGATAGAAGCATCTGAAAAGAAGTACTTGACAGAACGATTACCCTCTGAGACCTTAACAAATTTCATATTAGGGTCAAAGTCAAAGGTAGGATCATCGAACATACTAACTACACCGAGGAATTCGTTTAGGTCGTATATACCAAACTGATTAGGTATAGATTCAGGAATAGTTGCCTGACCCATAATAGTTTTGCTTTCTGACATAGTCTTTACGATATTACCGGGGTTCATTACAATGTTAGCGTTTATGCTAGCAAAGTTCTTTAGGGTAGAGAGTGTTTCTTCACTTAGTTTCATCATCAATTCCTTCTATTTTTACGTTAAGACTATCATTATACCGTACTGTTACTGAATCCGTAACCCCCTCTGCCGATTCTTTTAGATCAAAATCTGTTAAGAAGAGGAGAGAGCAAATGGCGTGGGCAAGATGATTAACCCCTGATTCTGGGTCGATCTTTTCACCTTGCATATATGCAGAGATATGGCGTAACGCTGCAGCTTGGTATCGACGAGATTCGACCTTTTCCCAATTAAATCTGTCGTACTTTTTAGCACCATAGGTTAGTACCTTAACTACTTGATCCATTGCCCCAAATGGGACTAAAGAATAGTCTGGCTTTTCCTGGTCGTACTTAACACCTTCACTCATAATATATCCTTATAGGTTATCAATAATGTTGTCAATAGCTGAATTGGTATCATAGGTGTCCTCGAGAACAGTCTCAGGGTTTGCATCCACCTTCGTGTAAAGGTCAAGGAAAGCCTCTTTGGTGTCTTCGTCAAATCGAGATACACAAAGCTTAATAGCCTTAAGCTTATCCTGAAAGATAGAATAGCTTTGAACTATATGGCACAATCGACGTGTTGATATTACTTCGTCTACACCACCATCCTCAAAGGTCTTTCGAATAGTCTCTGACCATACAGTAAGCGTATCAGCAAAGCTTTCATCTAAGCAGTTAAACTTGTGCATATGGTTAACTACGATCTTCCGTTCCGTGGATGATGTAGCATATGGTTGCTCGAGGGTAATCGTGAAACGTTCCAGGAAAGCTTCATCGATAATAGTAGCAGCAATAAAGCGACCATCATCTGAGCCTTTACCCTTCGTGTTTGCAGTCGCGATCACGTTAAAGCCATCTAATGGAGTAATGACTTCGCCAGTTTTTTTAATGAGTACTGGCTTACCCTCGAGTACCCCTTGAAGACACATGATTTTGTTCGAACCACGATCTATTTCATCGATGAGTAGGATTGCTCCTTTTTCCATTGCTTTGATGACTGGGCCTTTATTAAACACAGTTTCGCCATTCACCAAGCGGAAGCCACCGATCAGATCATCCTCATCTGTCTCTGGGGTAATTTGGACACGCACGTATTCGCGGTTAGCTTTAGCGCACGCTTGTTCTACCATCATAGTCTTACCGTTACCGGATAAGCCTGTAATGTATACTGGATAAAAGATCTTAGACTGCACAATCGAAGTAACGTCTTTTGTGTGCCCCCAAGAAACAAAGGAGGGATCTTTCTGAGGTACAAAGACCTCATCATTCATAATTGAGGTAACTGCTGACATAATAGTTTCTTTTTTCTCGAATGGAATAACCAAGCCATTTAGCTTGTATACGCCCCAGCGAACCCTAGGGTTAGACTCGGTAAACCTTTTGGCCTGAGCATCGGAAATACCTAAGGTTTTAGCTACTGAAAGTATTTCCTTAGGTGTAAATTCACCGGTGTTACGGTCTGGGTAAGTCTCAGCAATTGCACTAAGTAGGTTTTTTTCATTTAACATAATATAGGTCCTTATCAATTTATATGAGTATTATACCGTAAAAAGGGGGTGTCTGTAACCCCCTAAATCGTCATAGATCGTAACGTTAAGCTATTGCCTCCGCAAATTTAGTGGCTAGGACACGGTTAGTCTTCTTAGACTTAGAGTACTTAGAGAAGGCCTTTTTGATCTGTGACTTAGAAGCATCGGGGCTAATCTCTAAGGTCTCTATAGAGGTTTCAAGGGATTTACCAGAAGCTTTAATAACAAAGAACTGGTTATACCCACACGTATCCTTATATAAAACTAATCTTTCTTTCTTATAACCTTTTCTGATCTCCTCATCTACTTCAGTAATACCAAGGCGATTCGGATGATCATTCTTATTGCTATTAGTCCAGATTAGATAGGAACAAGAATTAATATCTCTATTATTAGAGGTTATATAGAAACAAGTTGTATTTATCCCTTTCTTAGAAAGTTCTTTAACTAAATGACTAGATATAAATTGACGGTAAACGTTGACTATCTTATTATTAAAGTCAATAGCATATTCACTATGGGATACCGAAATATTTGGATCTAATCGTTCATAAACTGTTCTTGGTGGTGAGCCTTCGCAATCAGACAGAACTACTAAATTTGTTTTTTGAATCCCGTGTTTTCTCTTAAAGTCAGAAATAACTAAGTCTGCTACCATAAGGGCTTCAGATAAAGGTGTT